AGGAAATCCTATAACAATTTAAGTACATGTAATATAAATCTTATATTAACTGGAAAAACAATAGGAGATAAATTAAAATATTATCGCTTAAAAAATAATTTAACTCAAGATAAATTAGCTAAATTAGTTGGTTTTAATAGTGGTTCATGCATAAAGGATATAGAATCAAATAGGAGATTACCTGGAAGAAATATATCTAAAAAGTTAGCTGATATATTTAATCTTGATACAATATATTTTTTTGATAAATATTTAGAAGATACTCACAACTTATCAAATAAGCTAAAGGAATTTAGACAAAAAAATAATCTGACAATAAAATCAGCTTCATTAAAATATGGTTTTAGTCAAGCTTCATGGTCAGATTGGGAAAATGAAAAAAGCTATATAAAAAGATCAAAACTTTATATTTTAAAAGATAATAATATTATTTAAAATTTAAGCCTTAGAATTTAACTCTAGGGCTTTTTATATAACTTTTATAAAAAATATAGAGCAGATATGAAACCCACTCTAATAAACCATACATATACAATATTAAATAATTTAGTAGTTAGTTATTATTAACTCCTTATACTTTCCCCTTGCCTTAGTTTCTCTTGATAAAGAATAATTTACCTCAACTTCTTTTATATTAAATTCTTTATATAATTCTCTAGCTAAAGGATGGTCATTTATTGTTAATAAAAATTTCCCATTTATTTCCTTAAGCTTATTAGCTAATAATCTATGCTCTTCTTCTCCAAATATTACTCCATATCCACAAGTTTCAATATATGGAGGATCACAAAAGAAAAAGCTATAATTTCTATCATATTTATCAATAACTTTTTCAAATGATAGATTTTCTACATATGTATTTTTTAATCTATTCCTTAACTCTAATAATGTTTCTTTATAAAATATTTGTTGCCCTGGTTTAGTTGTTGTTCCATATCCATAATTATTTCCCTTACCAGCAAAACTTTGAGTAATTAAATATAAAAACCTTATAGCTCTATGAATTTCTGTCATATGTTCTAATGTACAATTTTTATATTCATCAAATATATCTCGTCCACTAAATTCATATTCTAATAATCTCTCTACTTCTGGAGCATGATACTTTATTGTTCTAAATAGATTTATTAACTCCTTATCTATATCATTTATAACTTCTATCTTACTATTCTCTTTTCCAAAGTATACCCATCCTGCTCCAAAGAATAATTCTATATAGCATGTATGCTCTGGAATCATTTCTATTATAGTTTTTCTTAACTTTGATTTTCCTCCTACTCTACAAATAGGTGGTTTTAGCATATTATCACATCCTTTTAAATACTCTTACATATATTTTACAGAACGTATGTTCTTTTGTAAATATATATTTTATATTGGTTTATAATATATTTTCAATTATAATAATGCTTCTCTAGCTTTGTAATATTTTCACTTTCTCCTTACTATAAACTTTTAGATGCATAAGCAAACCTTTTAATTTAAAATTAAAAGAGTAGGAAATCCTACTCTTTTAACAAGATAAAAAATATCTAATTTTATTAATAATACTATAAAATTAACTTAGCAATCTCTTTCTTCCAATCTCAGCATACTGCTCACTTTTCTCAATGCCGATATAATTCCTATTTAATTTTTTACATACAACTCCTAACGAAAAAGTTCCAGCAAAAAGATCTAATACTCTATCTCCTTCATTCGAACTTGCTTTTACGATTCTCTCCAATAATATTTCTGGCTTTTGTGAAGGATGCTCAACATATTCAGGCATTTTATATCTCACCCTCGGAAAATTCCATACATTCCCTGGAACTTTTTTAGAGTTATACTTTTTGGGTGGGTCCTTTCTATAATCAATTAAATTTCTCTTTGCCCCTGTTTTTGCTTCAACTAAAATATCATCTGAATTAAAAGTATATTTATATTTACTTTTAACAGCAAACAAAATAGGTTCATATAAACATCCATAAAACCTTTTTGCTTGTACACCAGCACTATCATAGCTCCAAACTATTCTTGATAATATATGTAATTTATCTCTTAAATATATGTCTATATAAGGCATATTTTGCACTGAATTCATTATATATAAACTTCCGTTTTTGCTTAATTTTTTTAAAGCAATATCTAACCATGAATAAACCCAATTAATATATTCACTTTCTGACTTCCAACTATCATCTATATTATTAGCATATTTTTTTCCAAGATTATATGGTGGATCTATAAATATTAAATCTATTGATTTATCTTCAACTTTTTCCAGGCCTTCTATTATATCTGCTACAATGATTTCTATACTCATATTGCACCTCCAGAAACTTATTATACCACCATTTCCTCTTCATGCATATACATATATTTAAATTCATCAACTATACTTGTAAATAGCACATCTATATTAAATGAAATATCTCTTAAAAATCCACTTATTTCTTCCACTGTTTTATCTTGTCCATCAAAAAATCTTTCTTGAATATATTCTTTATAACCATTATGCCTTCCTAAAGTTTCACTCCCATGAGCTATAGCATTTCTTGAGTCTATAATGAACTCTAATATTTGTTTAAAATTATTAGATAAGCTATTGTCTAATTTTAATGAATTAACTATTTTATCTAAAAACATAGAGTATTTAGATAATAATTTTTTCAACTTATCATAGTTAGGGTTATTGCTAAATTCATAGAAATAACCCTTTATTTCACTATATTTGCTACATTCACTTAATTTTAAATCAAGTAGATTATCTATAATATCATTAATTTCTTTAATTCTAGTAAAACTACTCAATTGTAATAAAGTATATTTTTTTTCATTTCTAGATATTGAAAGATCAATTACTAATATTTTTTTTATATGCTCTGGTACTTGCGAAACTTTTTTTTGGCTAAAAAACTCAAAAAATGTATCTTGTAACTTTTTATAGTTTCCTTCCCAAAAAGCATATATAAGAACTATATATCCCCTAAGTAATACATCTATTTCACTTTCCTTAAATTCATCATTATTTCTTAATATTGTATCCATTGTAGTTATTCTAGTTCTTTTATTAAACTTATATTGTTCAAACTCTCTAAAACATTCATTCATTAGTTAAACTCTCCTTGAAAAAAGTCTTTACTATACTTATTTAATTCATACATTCTTCTAGTTGGTGAATAACTACTAGCTGTTATTTTTTTATATCTCTCACTATCGAAGTATTTTTTTACAGTATCTTTTATTCTTTCATTTCTATTTTCAAATGTTTTTAAACTATTTATTACATAACTAATTCCCACTGATATCGAAAAAGTATTTGCTATATTATTTATTTTTTTATGATAATATTTAAATGAATTTTCTCCAAATACATCAAATATTAAATTAAACGTTTCTTCAAATATCAAATACTCATTTTTTAAATATATATCATCATATTTCTTTAAATATTTTTCTGTTTCTCTTGTAACTAACTCATCTATATTATCGTATTTACTTATATTTTCGCAATTCGCCAATTCTCTTCCAATAAAAAACTTTAAAGCATATTCAACATTTTCCTGCTTATTAATCCTCTCTTTCTCTTTAACTTTATTTTTAGCAAGCTTTAAACAATTAAGAAATACATTTTCTATAGAAATATTTTGTAAAGTATTATAGAAGTTTTTATTTAATTTATAAATTAAAAAGTTTCGTATTTCTTGACCTTCTAATTTTTCTCCATTAGAATTTAATCTACTAAATAAAAGGTATTGACTAAATATATCATCAGTTTCCTCAACTACTTCTATTCTTAATCTAGTATTTCTAACTATTCTTTGTAATCCATCTGGTAACTCCTTGAAAGTCTTTCCATTTAATTCAGTAATTATTTCACATCCCTGAAAAACTTTCTCTGAATCAGTACTTAAAATATTTATTAAAGTATTGGTTCTCTGAACACCATCTATAATTTCCCAATTATAATCCTCATTTTGAAATACAAAAATTGGTGGTAATGGAATTCCTATTAAAATTGACTCTATTAATTGTGATTGAGCTATATCATTCCATCTAAATAATCTTTGATAAGGTGGATCTAATACTAATTCATTTCTATTATTTCTTTCAATATATTCAGAAATAACCATATCAAAATGATCAACTCTAAACCTTCTTCTATTTGCTTTTACTTGATTATCTAACTTATTCATATATTACCTCACAATAAAATTATAATATAAATACATTATAATTGAATATATTTATATCTGTAAACAATATTGCACTAATTCTATTTATTACTATATGTGATATGTTTTATTTTGAGGAAGTCATTTTTTGTTAATACATATTAAAATAATAAAATAGTTGATTTTTCTTCTTTAGAAACTGTACATAAGTTTATTGAAAGATAATAACATAGATTTTAAATGTATTAGAAGGAATAAAGAGTATAAATGTTGTGATATAAACAATTCTTTTAAAACTAAAGAAGATGAAAGAATTGTAGATTTGATAGGTGCGCTGAGATGTTGAAGAAGAATTGGATTTCTTTTACTGAAAAACAGTATGAAGAAGCTAAAAATAATTTAAATAAATAGAACAAATAAAAAATCTAGTAGATAAGGATATTCCTCACCTACCAGACTTAAATAATTATGCTGTATGTTGTAAATAGTATTATAAATTCCTCTTACTTTACTATATCTGCTATATGTAAATACTAATAACTAGCTATTAGCTAATACATCATTAATAACTCTAATTTTTAACTCCAACTCCTCTATTGCCTCTAGTTCTTTAAGTCTAACAGTATTTACTTTTTTTTCTTTGAAAGCATTGTATATAAGAGTAAAAACCAGAACCATAATAAGTGAAAAAAATGCTCCAAGATACCAAATATAAGTATATTGTTTTGAATTTACAGTAACCAAAACACCAAATACTGCGATTACAATAGTAATTAATGATAGCGTAAAATTTGGTAAGTAAGATAAATCCCATTTAGTTCTATTATTCTTAATAGAACTTACTTCAACTTCAAACATAGACTTTTTCTTTCTTAATTCCTCACTTTTATTATCCTTTACCTCCTTGTAATACGCATCATACTTTTCTCCCAAGTCTTTTATAATCATAAAACTCCTCCTAAAAATATTTTTTATGCTATAAAAATATTCTATAAAAAAATATATTTCCCTTTATTTTAACTAAAATATTTACAAAAAAACTATTTTTTTATAAAATGTTATATATTATTTAAAGTTTTAAATAAAAAGACTGAGTATCTAATTAATAAATATTTAGTATAAAAGAAATTATAAATTTAATAATTTTCTCCAAGTGCCTTGTCCAACTATACCATCTACTGAAAGTCCTTTATCAGTTTGTAATGATTTTACGGCGTCAACAGTTTCATCGCCGAACCCTCCGTCTGCTCCCCACTTAGGTAATTTATAACCTAAACTTAATAATCTCTTTTGAATCAACTTAGTTACATTACCTTTCGCTCCTTTTCTAACAACAGGACATCCAGCTAAAGTTGCTGGTCCAGCTATTCCATCTACTTTTTGATTGGAAAAACCTTGCTTATTACATTCATGTTGTAATTCTCTAACCCATTCATCAACATTTACTGGCTTAGTTTCAACAATAGGAGCACTAACAATAGGATTAGTAACTACATGATTATCCAACGCATCTACTATAGACTTTGCAATTTCCTTATATCCAACTTCAAGATATTTATTTGCATCTTCTGTATCAACAAAGCAAACTTCTATTAACATAGATTTAGCTTTTGTTTTTCTAATAACATAAAGTCCTGTACCAGCTTTAACTCCTCTGTTTGGTATACCTAAAACATTTGCTATACTATTACAAACATCAATAGCATCTTGATATTGTCTACCTTCGTAAGTATACACCTCAACACCTTGTCCACCTCCTGCATTAAAATGAATTGCAATAAACCAGTCTAAATCTTCTCTATTTGCTTGTTGCACTACTAAAGATAAACTTTCATTTGTAGTTGCCGCATAATCAACAGTACAGTTATAAACAGTATTTCCTCTTTCCTTTAATAATCTTCTTACTTCTTCTCCAACTAATCTAGTATGCTCTCCTTCTTTTATAATTCCTACTGCTCCAGTTCCAGCACCTCTTAAAGTATGTCCATCATTTACTCCAATTTTCATTTTAATTCCTTCTTTCTTAATATATTTTTATAAAATTAAAAGACGATGATTACTCACGATCTTCTTTATCTGAATTAAATATTTCTAATTTATCTTTTATAATGTTTGGTAGTTCAACTCCACACTCTGCTAAATTCTCACATATTGAACCAGCTTCTTTATATATAAATAATCCTAATGTTGCATAGCTTATTAAAAAATTTAATCCTAATAAAATATCTAGCCCCATAACAAATACTAATGCTATAAATTCAGCTATCCATCTTATAATTCCATCTCTCATTATTCTGCTTTTATAACTATTTTTATTTTTCCAAGTTTTTAATAACCCTGTTCCAAAGTCTGTTCCTTTAGATAGTAAATAAAATAAAAATAATCCCAATACTCCAGTTGGTAATAAACTTAATAAACCTTCTTCAAACATTTTTCTTCCTCTTTTCTACAATCGATTGAAATTTTAAATATAAAAAAAGAACCTTTAGGCTCCTAATTTTTTCTATGAATATATTTGATATTTTCTCACAAGATATTATTGTGAACTATTTCACCCTATGTAAGAGAATAAGATACCACCTGAAAATAGGTTCTACTTAATGACTTATTCTCTTATTAAACTTATTTTATTCTTTCTTTTATCTTTTCTTCTAACCTTGAAACTAAATTATTAGTTTCACTATCTAACACAACAAAACTCTCTTTATTGTTACTAGATACTATAGCTCCTAATTCATCTACTTCTCTTGTAGTATAAGCTATTCTATTCCCTACATTATCTTTTATTACTGCAAATCCAGTTAATATCTTTATAGTTTTACTCATCTTCTTCATGCTCCTTTAATAATAAATTTTCTAATTCAAATGTTAATTCTTTCATTAAATCTTCTTCGTCAGTTTCTATTTCATTTTCAAAACTAAATATGTCAATTTCATCACCTTGTGTTTCTATATCTGGCAGATCTAATCTATTAATTTCATATCCTTTCCTTTTTGCTTTTAATTCCCAGCTAAATTCTGTGTTTTGTTCACCTTTAACTATGAAATATGTTTTATATCTTTCTATAGATGTTATTTTCCCATTATAAATTTGAGTGAAAACATGATATTGAGCATCTGTATTCACACATTCCAAGAACACATCATCAATATCAACATAACAAACACCTTCTTCATTTATTTTGCCAAAGCCTAAATCCCCGAAGAAATATTCTGCAGTTTCATATGCATTAATAAGTCTTGCTCCATAGCTTTTAGTTTCTTGTAAACAGTTCTTACTACCTTGAACACTTAATGATTTAGCAACTATATTAAAATTATGAAGAGTATATCCGTTCCCATTATAATTTCCCCAACTAATTAAATTATCCCCTGTACCTGGGTGAGAAACTTCAGAAACTAGAAATCTTGCATTAAAACTGTCTCCTGATTTATATCCAAGAACAGCTCCATTATCTCCATACATACCTAATAAATTATTTACTGTACCAGTTCCATTATTCCAAGATATTGCACCATCTATTTCTGATAAGAAATTTGTACCAGAATATAGTTTAAGCCTTTTATTTATATACATAGGTGCATATACATTAATACCTTTTTTATAAGCTACACCATCTACAATTTGATCACTACTCCAAAAATCCATAAAATTATATTGAGTATTGCTAGATGACCATCCTGTTGTTAAATCAGCTTTGTCAATATGTGAAATTCTTATATAATCCCCATATTTGGCTAAAGAAAGATTAACTCCATTTATATCTCTATTTTCATTAAAATAAGATATTGCTATTCTTAACATCTGCTCATTTTTTTGTGAGTCCTGAAAGGTAATTCCCCCAGAATCTAATCCAACCCATCTAGCTCCAGACTGACTTTTTGCTGTTCCAGTAAAAATTAAATTTCCATTAGTATCACTGTTTAAAACAGTTGTTCCAGCTTTATTTTTAATTGTTAATGCACCATTTTTTATAGTAAGTCCATTCTTATCCATTACAAATTGAGTTGTGCTTATAGACGAAGTTCCTCCAGTTATTGCACTGCTTATTGTAGTAGTAAGAGAAGTTGCTGTTAATTTGCTTTCAGCAGTAGAAACTCTATTTGTTAAACCACTTATATTATTATTAATAGTTGTTATCTTTGATTCTGTAGTGCTTACTTTTTGAGAAATACTATCTGTTGTAGATTTTATTTCTGATACTTTATTAGTTATAGTTTTATTTACAGTTGTTATTTGTCCATCTGTATAACTTTTTGCACTATTTATAGCATTGGCTTTAGCTGTATTTATTTTACTTTCAACATTTGTTTTAGTTTCATAAATTCCTGAAACAGAAAGATTAATTTGATCCTTAGCCACATTAATTTTAGAATCAGTTTCAGATTTAGTATAAGTTTCAGATTTCTTATATACATCAACTATATTAGCCTTTTTATCTATAGCTAAATCAACATCTTCAGGTGCTGGTGTCCAATCTGTAGCTTTGTTTCCCTTTTCAACCTTAAACATCTTCCATTGAACAGAACCACTTTGGATATAATCATGTCTAATACTTGTGCTCCAACTTGAATTTTTTAAATGTTCAGAGGTTACTTTAAAAGAATAAAGAAAAGTATGTTCTCCACTTCCACTTAATACTTTTTGTGCAGAACTACTAAATGTCCCACCATTCCAAACAGTTGAATTTCCATAACCTTGAATCCAACATTTAGCAGTTTGTCCACTTGTAGCCACTATATTAGTATATTTATATATTAATTTAACAGTTACAGTATCACCAACAACTAGACCATCAGTTAAAACCTTAGCCAAGGATGGGCATGTATTTGTTCCCCCTGAAAAACTACTATAAGCAGTAGTGTAAATATTTGAAGTTCCTTGTGCTAAATTTCTTCCACCAACTTGCACATTATTAACAGCTGTTGTTATTTTGCTTTCAACATTACTCTTAGTTTCATAAGTATTTTTAACCCCAAGTTCAATACTATCTTTAGCTACTTTTATTGCAGAATCAGTTTGTGACTTAGTATATACTTCTGATTTGACATACACATCAGTTTTATTTGCCTTTGTCCCAATTGCTAAATCAATATCCTCAGGGGCTAATGTAAAATCTGTAGCTTTACTTCCTTTTTCAAGTTTTAATTTAGATACATATATTAATCCATTGGCACTTATACTTAATAATAATGCTCCTGCTTTATAAGAATCTTTAGTAACTTTTGATGTTACTGAAAATTTAGTCCAAGTATTTTTTTGTATATTAGCATACTTAAACACACATAAGTCTTCAAAGCTAGAAGAACTATTATAATAATTTCTAAATGCAAATTCATTTGAACTCCCTGTTAAATTAATCGAACTATCAACATACACCCAACCAGACAATGTAATATAGTCATTTGCTTTAAGTGATAACCTAGAAAGGTCTATTGTTTGTGAGCCTTGATACCTTGCATTACCACTTGCAAAATTATTTCTTGTAATTTTAAAAGAATTACACCCTTCTACTTTTTTATTAGTATCTAATACAACATTTGACCAATTATTTGTATTTCCTAAATTACCTGTCGCATTTAAAAGTGTATTTCTTCCACCTATTTCAATAGAATCAAATTTACCAATTAACTCATTTTTCATAGTAGTTAATTCAGTTGAGTTAACTTTTAATGTTATTTGATTTTTTAACTGCTCAATACTTGATCCTTGTGTAGATACTTTAGAGTTTAATCCATCTATTAAATTAGTATGACTATTAACTGTACTCTTAGTTCCTTCAAGATCTCTTTGAATACTATTAACTTTAGTATCAACACTTGTAATATTACCTGTTAATTCATTTATCTTTGTTGTATGTGTTCCTATTGTACTATTAATAGAATCAACTTTAGAAACAGTTCTATTATAATCATCTTTAAGTAAAATAGTTTTACCATCTTTAACTATTTGAGTATTATTAATAGCTGTATTTATTTGTCCTTGCATTACATTTATAGTAGTGCTATTACTTTCTGTTATTTGCTTTACAGTTTCAATTGAACTATCAACATCTTCTGGAGCAGCATTCCATACAGGGTTAGGATTTTCTCCTTTTTCAATTTTATATTTATTAGTTTTTTCAATAGATATTCTAATATACTTTATGCCTAATGGTATCTTATATTTAAATGTTATACTTTCTGTTAAAACTCTAGTTCCTATTTTATTTTTATTTTTATCAAAACAAACTATCCTATGATATCCATTTGTAGAAAATTTACATACTGTGTATATTTCTCCCTCATTTACTTCTATGTAATCACTAGTCCTATAACTTGAAGCGTTAACAAAACTAGTATCATTGTAATATCCATCTACTGTATTATTTTCTATAAATAAATTTCTAGTTTCTTTACTATCTACATTAGATTTAAGAGAATTAAAAGCTACTTCTAAGCTTTGTCCTACAAAATCTATTGCCACTTTACTAGCTTTAATTAACTGTGTATTAGTATCTTTGTTAAGACCAGTAATAAGAGAAGTATAGTTTATTTGCTTTTCTCCTATAGCATCTGTAGCAACCATATTCCCTTTTATTAGATTATCAGCTATAGCCTTTTCCTTAATTCCAGTATGGTCTATAAGTGTTGTAGTACCATCTTCTCCACGCAAAATAAAGTTAAAATTCCCCTTGGCATCTTGTCCCATCTGAATTCTAACTTTATTATTTTTATCTTTAAATTGTTGAGTAGCTCCTACAATTTCAATTCCACCATTATCACTTACTATTCTAAATTTATTAGTAGAAATATTACCAGCATTAATTTTAGAAACATCTAAATTAGCTATCATGGCATTAGTAATAAATCCATTTGCTATTGTTAACTTATCACTTGTTATTCCTCCAGCTTGAATATTTTCACTTGATAAGTTCCCATTTACAAGTGTTTTTATATTTGCTAGTTCAGAGTTAATTATATTAATATTACCAACAACTGCATTTAATTCTGTTATATCTGCTTTATTTATTAATGCATTATTAATTTTCACATCATTTGCTATTAAATTTTGTATATTAGCATTAATTGCGTTTAAATCTGATATATGAGCAACATCAATTATAGCTTCTTCAATTTTCGCAGTTTTAGCTTCTAATATTTGAGTTCTAATAGATACTGCTTCTACATCTTTAATGTTAGCTTTTTCTATTAATGCTTCTTTAATTATTGCTTGTTCTATTACAGCTCTATTAACTTTGTTTGTAGTACTCCCAGAGCTTGAAAAATTATTTTTATTTTTACTTTCTCCCTTTGCTCCTATTTCAGAAGTAAGTCCACCAGTATAACTAATCTTTTGACTTAATATAGGTATCTTTCTTATAACATTTTTTATATCTGTTACAGTTACAATATCGTAAGGATCTAAGGATAAATCTCCTTGCCATTTCATAGAATAACCTAAATAAGATAATCCATTTAACTTATTATATAAATCATTTAATATAGTTTCAGTTACCCAAGGATTTTCAAATCCCAACTCCATAGAATCAGTTCCAGTTGAGCCTTTATATAAAATATTATTTTCATCTATTTGACAAGAAATTTTACCTATTTTATATTTCACTTCTTCTCTCTTATAATCAAAATAATTATTGCCATCTATAGATTTTTTAATTTCACTTAAACTTTTAATAGTAAACTTACCATCTCTAGTTATAACAGCATTACCACCACAAATACTTGCTACATACGAAAGAACCTCTCTACAAGTAAAGCCTCCCAACTTACTTACTGTGTAATTTGGAAGGCTTCCTATAAATTCTATTCCTGTTATTTTAGATAGCTCATTAACTACTTGTTTTAATGTTGGCTTATCTCCTAAACTAGAGAAATAAGGAGTTTCAAATTTTATCATGTTATCATAGGCTGTAAATTTAGTTGTATAGTCAGTTTTTTCAATATCATCTATATTGAATATACCCATTAATATATATTCTATTGTAGAGCCTATTTTTAATCCTATTTCAACTTTAATTTGGCTTGTACTATAAATAATATCTCCTCTATTTAGTAAAGTTAAGTCTAAGCTCTGGGATATTGTATCCCCTATACTAAAACCTTCTTGTGGTTGAGTATGTTCTAGAGTTAAATTAACTAACTCATCATTATTATAAATATTATTTCCTATTGTAATTTTACATTCAAATTCTCTGGAAGGCTTATTAATTTCTAACTTATAATTTGCTGTTGTATTTTGCATTTTACCCTCCTTATTTTTTATTAATCATTTATCATAAAATCTATTGTCATAAGTTCAGCTGGAGAAATATTATAATCAGAATTTAATAAATCATCTAACTGGATCATGTGTATATCTATTTCATTTTCTATAGATAACAACTCTTTTATATCTCTATTATAATCTTCAATGTGTTCTTCTTTTAAAGGTATAATACCATTTTCATTAACATTTAATTTTCCTTTTTCATCTTTTTCCCCATATTTATTAATTAACTTAGCCTTTTCCTTATTGTAAGCTTCAAGCTCTACATTTATTTTATTAATATTCTTTGTAATTGCATAAGCTACTTTAACTGGTAATTTAGCATTACTTAATTCTCCTAATGTATTAATTGTGTTTACTATTCTTTCATTGCTTAAAGTTAATTTCATAATTATTTTCCTGCCTTTCTTATCTTTGTTACTTCTTCTGTAGATTCAGACTTTAATAATTCATCTTCCAATTTATAAACTTGTTCCTCAAATGATGTGATATCAGCTCTAACCTCAACTTTATTAGAATTATACAATTCTTGATTGGTTATAGTTTTATTTACATTTGCACCTGCTCCACCATCACTACTTATAGTTGCACTCATCCATGCAACTTGTACTCCATTAACTAAACTTGCCCCACTTAAAGTTATATTTTTATCTACTTTTAACATTATTAATCATCCTTTCTATTTCTCTATAAAATTCATTTTTAAGCCAATCCACTTAACTTGTTTAGTTTTTTTATCATAAACATATGCAGGAGCTGTTCTATCTCCTACATACATTGTTTTAGTTACTGTTCCTTGTTGAGGATCTGGAAAAGTAACTGTAAAAAAAACACTACTTACTGCTATAAGTAATGTTGATATTTCTCTTTGTGTTAATGGTGACCATTCTAAAGCTATTTTTCTTTTAACTCCTATTCTATCTCTAATCATTTCACCATTTGCATTACGATTTGATTCTCCATCTAAATCACTAATTGTAACTTCAAATGATTTAGGAGTAGCAATCGCTACTCCATTAATACTAAGCATATTACCACTCCTTATTTATACTGGAATTAATGTAATTCCACCTTGTCTTTGCATTTTTCTTAATTGGTTTAAAGCAACTTTTCCTATAATTGAGACATCTATTTGTAGAATTAAATCTCCACTCATTGAATTATCGTTGCTATTTCCTACACTCACTGGCATTCTATCTGCTACTTTAGCTGCTAAATCAGTTATCCATCCTGTGTTGTTCTCTAAAGGCATTACTGCTTCCTTACCAGCTTCCCCTACCATAGCTATAGTAGGAGCATCAACTATACCACCTTTTGCAAGTTTAGGTATTGTAGGAATATTAATTCCCATTCCACCAAACCCAGGTATCCAATTTGGCAATTTAATTTTATTTAATCCTCTAATCATTGCATTTATTGCATCTATAATAGCATTTAATGGTTTCTTAGCAATATTAGTTAATCCATCAAATATACCTCTAAATATATTTTGTACTCCCTGCCAAGCTTTTTGCCAATTTCCAGTAAACACTCCTACGATAAAATCTATTAATCCACCAAACATAATTTTTAAACTTTCTAAAATAGGCTTGATATAATTACCTACATTTCTAAATGCCTGTATAAACTCATTTCCTAACCAATTTATAACTGGTTTTAAGCAATTATTCCATATTACAATAAGTATTTCACCTATTTTCTCTATTGTAGGCTTCCATGCTTGCCATATTTCATTAAGTCCATCAATTATCTTTTTAAGACATTCACCTAAAAATTTAACTACTGGAGCTATGCAATTGGTCCACAATGACATTGTTACTTTTACTATATTATCTACTACAGTACACCAAGCATCCCATAACAAAAATAATATAGGTTTAAGTACTGTAACTAAAAAGTCACCAACTAATTTTAATGCTCCCATAATTGCCTTAAAATATGGTGTTAATGCACTTACTAAAACATTCCATCCATTAATTAAGGCATTTCTAAAACTATCACTGGTTTGCCATAGATATAAAAAAGCTGTTGTAACAACTGCTACTGCTCCTGCTATTAATGCTGCTGGAGTTGTTAATGCTAATCCAGCCAACCCTAAAGCTGTTGGTATTAATTCAATCCAGCCAATTACACTTGCTATTGCTCCAGTAATTGCACCCCAATTTCCTGCAATAAAAAATGCTATTATTCCAGAAACTAATCCACCTATAATAGATAATATAATTTCTTTATGCTTTTTTATGAAATTTGAAATATTTTTAAAAATATTTCTTACTTTATCAGCAAATACTTCAACTTTACTTAGTAATCCATCAGTAGCTTTCTCCTGTTGAGAAAAATCCCAATCATCCATTCCAATATTACCAATACCAGAACTACCACCAGATCCACTATCACTATCTGAACCAGTTGAGCTAATAGTATTTATTTCATCAATTCCCATTAACCCCTTTATTTCTTTAGCTGCTTTTTTGGCTGCACTTCCAACTCCACTAGTTGAATTGCTTAAATTATCCATTGCATTAGTTGCACTTGATACATCAGAAGCTACAGTTCCTATACCTGAACTTGAATCACTCTTTACACCAAATAACCGTTTCATAAATGCACTAAATACATTAGCCAGTTGAACTAATTTCCCCATAATTGTATTTATCACTTTTATTACTGGAGTTAATGCTGCAATAAATCCTTGTCCTAAACTTGCCCTCAAACTATCAAATTGTAATTTTAATATTCTTACTTGATTGGCCCATGAATCACTTGTTCTAGCAAAATCTCCCTGTGCTAAAGATAATTGTTGTTGAACAAAAGCGTATCTTAATGCAACCTTTTCTTGTTCTGTCATTTTAGCTGTAGTTTTTCCATAACCATTTGCTAATGCATATTGATCTAATGCAGTTTGTGTCATTACTACTCCTAAATCTTTTAATGATTCAGTTTCGCCTGTAAATACTGATTTTAATTTAGTATAAGCTTCTCCTTGTGTAATATTATAAAACGAAGCTACATCTCCAGCTAATCCAGTAAGTGTTGTTGACATTGCATAAGCTTCACTTTCTACAAACCCGAAGGCTTTTGCCATTGCTCCAAATGTTCCAGTGTATTGTTTAGCCATTGTTTCACTTAAACCAAATTGAAAAACTGCATTTTGAGCAAAATTATTTACTTGCTCATTCATTTTACTAAAAGTAACATCTACTACATTTTGTACTTCTGCTAAATCACTTCCTAAATCAAGGCATGCTGATGTAAATTCAGTTATTTTTTTTATTGCAAATGCTCCAGCTAATATCTTCCCAGCTTTACTTGCTATATTAGTTATTCCTCTCATTTGCCTATCAAATTGATTTTGATTAACAACTAAATCTAAACCAATTTGTCCTACACTTTCTGTTGACATATCTCACCCCCTTAATGAAAAACTAAAACACCTAGAATAAACTAGGTGCTTACTTACTATTGGCCATTGAGATGAACATATTTTTAAATGCATTCATTGCATCTTCATAACTTTCTTTGTCAACATTCTTAGATTGTCTTCTTTTCCAATCACTTTGTATTCTTTTTTGATCTTTAGTAAATCTTTTTATTACTTCTTTATCCTTTTCGGCTCTAATTGAAATAATTTGCCCTAATGGTGTATCTGGCATAAGTCCACTAAGTAAAGTTGCAAATTCACTCCATGTCATATCCTGTTCATTTCTCAACCTTATTCCATATTGCTTTGCAAAACTTGCTTCTATTAAATCATAATCCTCTAATAAATCATACCAAGATTCTTGCTTATCTTTAGCTGGGTGTATTAAAATTCTTTTCTACTTCTTCATAGCTTTGGTCAGAAACTCCAGCCATAATACCTATAAATAAAACTTTATAATCTGCAAATGACAATTCCATACTTTCAATTTCTTGAAAAGCATTTTGTCCTAATGCTAATTTAACAACCTTATCCATCGCTGCTAATTCATTTTTATTATTTTGCATTTCTTGATTAATTAATAACATAGTATTTTTGCTATTATTAATTTTATATTCCTTTCCTTCTGCAATTTTTATTACTGGTTTATCATTACTTAATTTCTTTGAAATATCTATCATACTCATTTTTTATTCCTCCGTACTAATTGTTGGCTTACCATTTGAAAGTACTTCAAACTCTAATACTCCGACATTTGTTGCGTCCCCAGAACCTACATTTGTAACATTAACTATACAATCAAATGATACTTTTGTTCCATCTGGAAATATCCATTCAAATTTACTCTCTAAATCTTGTGCATTTTTAAATAATAATCCTGCTACATAATCATTCCCATCATCTCCAACACACCTTTTACCACTTAATGAAATAGAAAATCCTTTTCCTGTTGACATTCTTCTAGTCCAACCTTCTTGGTCTAAAGCCGACCATTCTTCGATATTGTTATCCATAGATAATGAAAATGTTTCTAAATCTTTAATAGTTTTCATATCTGTTGGTTGAGTACTAGTAGCACCCTTTATACCTATTTTAAATTTATTTTGGTGTACTGGATAAACTCCACTTTCTACTTTAGACATTATCCCTCATTCCTTTCATAATAAAATTCTATATCTATAACTCTTTCATATATTCCTTTTTCATCTGTTCCTACATCTATAGGCTCATTTGTATTTAACTTAATCATTTTTATTCTATGATTATTAATAACTACACTATTTTGCTTTAATATCTCTTCAAATAATCTATATGAGAACTCTTCTGTTTCCCTTGCATTTAAATTCCAATGTATAAATACAGTAATTGCTTTTACTTCATAAGAAGAGTTTTCACTACCTCCTAGAGTTATTCTAGGAGGTATAATATTTTTACCTTGATATACTCCAATTGATTTATTATTCTTATTATCAAGCTTTCCTATATAATAGTTATCTGCTTTATTTTCAAGAGTTTTTAACCAATTTCTTATATCTGCTAAACCTAACATCAAACCCCTCCTAATCTTTTATAAAACTCTTTAAAAGTCTTTTTGCAGAAGTCCTTTTCTTCTCCATCAATCCAATCTGCATACCACTTACCTTTTGCATTTGTATTCTCATGGGTTTTGAAATTATATTCTGGATGATAATATAGCCTTCTTGCATATGGAGTTGATGAAACTAAAGTAACAGTTCCTTTTAAACTATTAGAGTAATCAACAAATGTACTCTCATTTTGAAGTGTTCCCTTATCAAACGGAATTACCTGTGCTTGTACTACTTCTGTATGTAAAGCTTCTGCAGTCATTTCTAAAGCTTGTATTTGTGCTCGTGTTAACTGTTTAATTCTTTGTTGATTAATTATTACAGTACTTGTCGCTCTTGCCATAACTTAAACCAACTCCAACTTAGTATAATTAACTGTTCCATCTGGATTACGTGCTTTTTCACCTTTGTATATATTTCTTTTACCCTCAAAGACTTTTACTTCTCCATCAGATATAACAGAAATACCAGGAGCAATATCTCCTGGTATCAAGACAGTTCCTTCTATTTTAATAAGTTTCTGTTCTGCTGTTAAAACCGTTTTAGCCTTATCTTGATAATTACATTTAGTATCAATTTCAATAGCTTTTAAAGGCTCACCATCTTCACTTATTCCTTCTTGAAAAATAATAACTTTAATTGGAGTTTTACAAAACTTTTTAGGTACTAAACATGGATATTTCATAATTAAAACCTCCTAAAACTTAATGAACATAATCCTGTTTGTTTTAATGTTTCATGTAACTCTGTTGGTATTGCAACACCTTTTATTAATTGAACATTCCAACTACCACCAAAGTTCATTGATACTCCATTAATGCTATAACTAGATAATACATTTTCAATAAGTTCTGCATTTTCATACTCAAACTCTGCTAATTCACAAGTTACTTCTTTAATAATATCCTTTTGAAAATCTGTTAATTTTTCAAACCCTAAACCCTTAATCCTATTAAAAGTTAATGTATCAATATGCCTACTTGCTTTTCTTAATGATTTATCTATGTCACTATCATCTATTTCATTACCTTTAAAGATACCTGTATAATATGCTTTGTCTACATATGACATATACTCACATCCTTAAATTAAAAGAAGGATACTATTGAGCACCCTTCTTTAATTCCTTATTTTCTTCTTTTAATTTTTTATTTTCCTTTTCTAACTTTAAAGCCTTTTCCTCTAAAGTTTTATACTTTTCATATGAAACTGATTTACCAGCTCCATACTCTATTATGTTTCCTACATCATCTGTTATGTCATAACCTTGTGCTTGATACATGGCTTTTTGAGTTTCATCTATTGTATAAACCTTATTTCCTTTTGTTGCCTTCATATATTATTCCTCCTATTTATTCAGCTTCTGCATTAATAGCAATACCACAAGCTTTATTTTTTATTAAGAATGTATCACCATACTCTCTAGTTTGATATACATACTTATCTGCTGTTCTTGAATCTGTACCTGGAGTAAATAACTTCATATATGCATATTTACTTCTAGTTACTTGGAATGATGGATGAATAAGTATCATATATATTTGTTTTGCATCTCCCGCCGGGACACATCCATTAGTAAAATTATACTTAGTTTTCATTCTTCCAGATGGAACTTTTTCTATATTTACATCATCTAAAGAGTAAACACTTCTATCAATTTTCCCATTATTTGAATTAACATCAATATTTCTTGTTAATCCTTCTGCTCGTTTAAGCATCTTGTGAATTGATGGAATAACATAAAGTATTCTTCCTTCACTTGGAACTCCTGCATCATCCATTTTCTCCATTTGGTTATCAAACCACTCTAAAATATTAGCTGTAGTTAATGTTGTAGTATCTATTACTGCTCCATTTGCAGTGTAAGTCTTGGCTTCTGAATATAACTTAGAATATCTATAAGAATCTCTTTCTGGAATAGCTTGTTCTGTTTCAAAAACATTTTGAACATTTGCTACTTCTATAACCAAATTAGTTTGATCTATATCCATTGGATCTAAAGCGAATTCTATATCTCTATCATGTGCTAATTTCTTTGGTTCCCATTCATTAGATATGCTTCCAGTATTAAATCCCATATTTGTTCTACTATGATCTTTATATCCACTAACTGTGATATTAGGTAATTTAATAGTTTGTGCATTAATAAATTTAACTTGTGGATTAGATTGTTCTAATGCATAAGATGTTAGCTCCTTTGCATATTTTTGTTGTAATGCTTGTTCAAATTGTTCAGCGTAATTGTATACTGTCATATTTCCATCTCCATTTCTTATTTTTAATTAATTATTTAATTCCAAATGCCCTTGCTATTGCATCATTTGGATTTACTTTTTGTTTTGTGTTATTAGCCCCAATTATAAAACCATTTTTATTTTGTTCTGGCTCTTGTTGTTGTCCTTTAAAAGAAGGATATTTTTCTAACACCTTATCAATAGCCTGTTCCATGGTTAAATCATCATTAAGCATAGACTTAGCTAATATAACTACATCATCTACAGAAGTTGATGCAACTCCTTTAGATAAACAAGTTACTTTTGTTTCAGCTAATAAAGCTCTTTCTTCAGCTGCAACTCTTGCCTTTTCAGCATTAGTTAAAGTTTCATTTTTCTTTTCTTCTTCTGTTTTTTGACTTTCTTGCCATTGCTTAAAAGCCTCTAACTCCTCTTTAGATGGTTGGTCTTTCTTTGCTCTAGCAACTCTTTCCTTTACTATTTTGTCTAACTCCTCTTGAGTAAAAGTTTTAGGCTCTTCACCTATTCCTTCCCCACCTTCTGGATCAACTTCATCTCCTGATGGATTTCCTTCTCCAGCAATCCCAGCTCCTCCATCTGCTTGAAGTAATCTTCCCACTCCTAGCCTTTTTCTTAAATTACAACTTGTTATAAACATAACTTCCCTCCATTTATAGTCTGTAGACTTTTATTTCCTTACACAGTTTTAGGCCTTAAGCAAGTTTTGGGCATAATAAAAGCACCTACTTACGTAAGTGCTAGTTATCTTTCTTTTAACCACATTTCTTTTTTATTTTTATACTTTATCTTATTTTCATTATCAAAACTTCTATTTTCAAGATTAGTATATCTTTTAACTTGTCTTTCAATATAATTTTGATTTTGTTGTTCATTATATAATCTTATATTTTCTTCTTGTTCCTCTTTAGTGGGTATTATAGGTTTAGATGTTATTTCTTCAAAATATGTTGTATGAGTATCTCTACAGTTTGGATGATATAATCCTTTTGTTATAGCTAAACTAAGTAATGGATATGGTCCATCTTTAGAACTTCCACCACTCCATACATCATCAATATATATTTTACCTTGATGTGGAACACATTTAGGACAACCCCCACCTCTACTTATCACTATAACTGTACTTATTCCCCACTCTTTTCTCTTATCTCCTTCCCCTTGAAGGTAAGCTCTTTTATTTGCTGTTCTAATAGCCATATCAACATAACTTACAACATTAACTCTAGCACCATTTTTATATTCTATACAATTAATACCGTTGGCCATAAAATCTCTACTTGCCATATCAATAGCTTTTTCTATGGTTCCAGCACCAGTATTGGCATATATTTGAGCATTAAATATTATTTTTCTATATTGATCATTAGCCATTCTTAACATAGCTAATTGTGCTTTCTTGAAATCTTTCTTAGTAGCTTTAATTAATGCATTAAGTTTTCTATCATTTATTCTAAAAAACTTAGCATTTAAAGTAATATTCTTTTTCTTTCTTTTTTTGAATATATACCCTTCTCTTAATGCTGATAATATTTCAATTTCTTGTTGCATATTGCCCTGTTTATAGGCTTTTTCTAATACTTCCTCTATCTGTTCATTAATAGTTGAAAAATATCCTTTGAATTTCTTTATATTATTACTTCTATACTTTTCTAATGCCTTAAGTTGCTCTGCTTGCCACATACTCCATTCAAAACCTTCTGTTTTTTCCCAATCAGTATGTCTTTTAATATTTCCAAGCATAGAGTTTATTAATTCTTCTTCTATCTTTTGAAATGCTACAACTATATCATAATCTTTATCCATTGCTATATACCTTATAGCCTTGCTCTTTATATTTCCTTATTTCTTCTTTTAATTTAGTTTTTGAAGGTAATATATCTCTTTTCATTTCAATGATATTATGTTTCTCTACTGCATATATACCTAACTTTACAAGTTCCTTTGCAATATCAAATAATCCTTTAAGCTTATTCTTGTCCATCTGGTATACTCTGTTGTTTATTATTACTTTCTTCATTTAAATCTCCTCCTACAAAAGGTTCCTCCATAGTAATAATTCCATTTTGCTCTTTTATTCTTTTAACTTCTTCTTCTTTCCATTTATCATCTTTACTATCACCCCACATTTCCTCAACCTTTGCTTCTATAGACATTGGTGTATTTGGATTAGATAGTGTTTCAACAACTGCTTCAAATGAAGGTGATGCATATTCTCCAAAACTTATTTCTACTTCTAAATCATTAATACTTTGGTTTAAAGAAGAATCATAAGCCTTAAATATTACATCAACTAATCTAGGTAACATTTCAGTTAATGCATCTATAATAGCTTGCCTTGAATAAAGGGTTGTCTTTTCTTTTTCTCTTTGAGCTTCTGCATTATCTAACTTTTTATTATCAATTCCTAATGTTGATGGAGAAATTAATCCTTGTAAACATAGATCTAAAGCTGTAACGTAAGTTTGAAGATAAGATTCTGTTGGTATACCTGGTTGTTCAGTAATGATTTTACTATCTGCATTTTCCTTCATACTCTTATCTGTTTGAATAAACCTATTATCAAAGTAGTTAGGCTTCATTATTTCTCCAGTCTTAATATCTCTAGGCAATAAATCATCTGGTATATATGTTTTTGCTCTTCCTGCTCTTAATGCATCTATCCATTGACTCCAAGTTTCATCTAAACTATCAAAGTTATCTGTTTTACCATCAAATATACTTTGTCCTCTACCTTCCCACTTTTCTGATTCATATATCATAAATGGAACTGCCATATTAAAACTCTTATCAAAAGTTACATCTGCTAAATCACTTGTTTGTGGAATAGTATTCAATGATACTTCGTTATTATTTATGAATAGTTTATATGTTATATATCCATAACCGTAAGTTTCTTTTAAGTTATACACTCTTGTTTTATGTTTATAAGCAGTATTAAATATAATTTCTTTCATACGCCCTCTTTCATATACCATTTCAATATCATCACCATCATAAAACTCTATAATAGGATATTTAGATATATTGGAATCAAATGATATCTTAAAAACACCATCACCAGCTACTAAAACTTTCTTTGTTGATTTATCTAATAATTTATAAAATTTATTTTCCTTAACTATAGCTTCCCATGTTTCATTTAAACTTCTATCTTCAAAAGATATATCATTTAAATCTGTTAATGTAATATCAGCTAATTTATTAACTATTATTTTAGGTAGTCCAGTATGTATTTTTCTTATTTCCATACCTACTGTTGGAACACTCCCCCAAAATGAGAAATTATTATTTTGCAACTGCTTATATAATTGCTCTAATTCATAACTATCGCCCCTGTACCAAATCTTATTTTTAAATACATTTGTTTCATAGTTCATACTTTCTTGTATATTAAAATTAGTTGTTTGAGCTTCTTGTATTCTTAAAAAGCTTCTCATAAAATTCCTCACTTTCTCTGTTATCTTCATTTTTCACCTCTATTCACTCCATATAACATTTTTTATTATTCAATAACATTTTATACCTTTTAATCAAAACTAGCCTTAATTTTGATTGTAAAGCCATATATCATATATAATTTTATTTCTACTCATAAATTTATTTTTAAGCTTTTTCTTTAATTTTAAAAACTGCGTAGAATAATGAATTCACGCAGTTTTTTATCTAATTGGCTTATTTACTTAGTTTTATAGAAGTATAAATATTACTTTTCACATTTTACGCAGTTTTATCGCGATAAAACACGCATTTTTATTGAAAATAAGCTATTTTTCTCTTTTAAATATCATAAATTATTTAAAATTCCTATGCAATTTTTATAAGGCAACCAACTATATTGAGTACTATTAATCATATGGTCATTTGCATCTTCTGGAGTATTATCTTTATCCTCCATCCAGCTATATGTTTCTAGTTCAGATATATAATTTACACAATGCTTTAAAACCTTGTATTGATTATGAGCAAACCAACCTAATTGAAGATTTATTCTATCTATAATAGTTGTTTTCTTCCATGCGTTGTTAAAATTATATACTGTACCATTTAACCTTTTATATTTTGCAAACTCTGTTATAGTAGCCTGGTCTGCTGAATCTATAAATACATCTTTAGCAAATCCCCATTCTTTTCTATTTCTCTCTAAGAAATCTATAAAGTTCTTTACCGTATCACTTGGAGCTATAGGTATATCTAAATTAGCATTATTATATACCCTTTCATCTAGTACAAAGCAATTACCTTTATTAGTAATACCAATAAAACTCATTGATATTGTATCAGGGCTATTAGTTGAATAAGCTGTATCTAATCCAGAACTAAATATTTCAAACCATTCTGTTTGTTGTCTATTACTTCTATCTCTAATAAACTTTTTAGCATACTCTTTACTAACAACATGATTCTTTCTTTCAAAGTTGCTAAATATAATTCCTGTTGCTCTTCCTCTTAGACCTAATATCTTATTTTTATAAAGCTTAGTACCTTTGGGAGCACTTAACTTTTTCTTTTCAATATCTTCTTCACTTAATGATGCATTATCATAAAAAGAAAAGAACCAGTATGTCCAGTTTGTTTTTTCCTCACTGTTCAACTGCTCCATTATTTCCCTTGGTACATCATCTTTATATTTTTCTAATGGTCTAGCACAATTTATAAACTCTTTATAGATTGGTAAGTTTGGATCATCTGGATTGAGTGTCATCATCAAGTAATCATTTCTTGTACTTATTTCTCTAACAAACTCAACATTTGCTGTATTAACCTCATCTATAAGAACACATCCAAATTGTGAACCTAATGCCATCTTCCATTTTTCTTTATTATCATAACCTAAAATATATATTACTTTTTCACCATTTGGTGTGGTATATCTTATATGTGGTATCTTATCATCTTTATCACCATTACCGTTATACTTAACAAACTCCCCAAATACATCAGTAATTCCATATTCTTTCTGTATTATATTCTTTTCAGCTACTCCAGTAGTCTTAGCTGCTATAACATGTTGTTTCTTTTTAGACTTAGCAACTTGTAACATAAACTTTAGTATTCCTACTGTAGTTTTTCCTGCTGCAGTTGTCCCTTCTAAACATTCTACTTGTGCATTATGCTTTATAAAATCTTTATATTTTTTTGATAACTTATATTCATTTGACATATTTTCTCCAACTTTTTTCTTTAATAAATTCTATTTTTTATCAAATGTTTAGTTAAAGTAAACTTCCATCCTATTTTTACCCATTACAAATGGCTTAAATTCATTAAATAAATTTATCAGCTCAAAATTTATTTCGCTAAATTTTTATTTTGCGAAATTTTATATTATTCACTTAGTTGTTCTAATATAGAATCAAGCTTAGTATTTTTGTTCTTATCTGTGTTTTCTTCACCAGTTATTTTAGATATATCTAACTTAAGTTTTTCTATTCTTAATTTTTGTTCTTCTGTTACTAGATCCCAATTCTTATGAACCATTTCATCATACTGCTTTATCATATTAAATAAAGTTTGCATAGCTTTTGATATTGTTGTTACTGCTGCATTCTCTTTATCCCAAGCAAATTGATATTCCCATTCATCTGTATGCGATGCTTCCCCATATGCTTCTTTGCTTTTTACCTTTGTAATATCATTTTTATTTTTTACATGGATAATCTTTTGCATATTTAATATTTTAGCCTGTTGTATTAATATATTGATCCACAGCATATCTAATGGATTTTCACTCTTAAGCTCTTCTATTACATTCACCATACTTCTAGGTAAATACTTAGATAAAAACTTATTATCTCTAAATCTTGATTCATCACAGTATATACCATGTTTAAGTTGTCCTATATTCCCTAATGCATTTTTATTGCCTTTTGGTGCTCCACCTTTATTAATCCATTTATCTTCTCTTCTCCACAATTTTATATTGCTTTCTTTTTCATTTAGTTGTTCTGCTATAGCTTTACAAGTTAGCTTTCCTTTAGACTGTTTAAATAACTCATAAGCTAAATCTCTATTAGGATTTCTTTTTCTAGCCATTACACACCTCCATTACTATCCTTTAATACCTTTAAAGCAAGTTCTTATAACATGTGAATACTGTTTAGGTTGAGTTTCCAGATTTATAATTAACTCTTTTTGATTTTAAAATTTTAATTATTCTTTCTAAAAACCTATTTAAAACCTTTAAAATCAATACTTTGAACCACATTCCTATTATAACTTCCTTATGCGAAATAACACCTATAATTACACATACTATTTTTTTAGTGCATATATTAGTAGTAATTTTTATTTTTTCTTTCTTATATGCATCTGTTACTTTTTTTCGTATTAAGTACAAAAAATTATAATTTTGAATCTGCTATTCTTGATGCATCTTCTTTAATTTCATTATCCAATCCTAAGTAATGTTTTGTAGTTTCTATTGACTTATGTCCTAAACTTTTTCTAACAAACTCTAAATCTCTTTTTTCTTGCCATAACCTTTGAGCATATGTTTTTCTTAAACTATGTCCAGTAATATGTTTTAATCCTAATTCTTCTCCAACTTTTTTTAATATTGCACTATACGTTTTAGGAGTTATAGGCTCCCCAGGGTACTTTTCACTTTCAAAAGCATATTCACTATTCTTTTTACCTTTAACATATTCTTTAATTTTCTTTCTAAGATTTGTTTGAATTATTGACTCTCTAGGAGCTGGTGGCTTTCTTTTTGAATTAGGATTATTAGCAATATGTGTCTTCCATGCATTATACTGTTTACTTTCTTGAATAATAAACTTATCTTCATCCAAAAACTCTTTTAATTCTCCATTTGTTAATCCTAAGTAGTCAACTAATCTATATCCAGTAGCAACGCCAATATAAAAAATCATTAAATTTCTTTCTGGACAATCTTTACTTATTTCTTCTAACTTATATTTAAATCTATTATAATCACGCTCTTGAATAGGAAGTGCTGGTACTTTCTTTTTTCTTTCAGTATCTTCAAGTATTATTTTCCTCTTTCTTCTAGCCATTACCTCACCTGCTTAATTGCTCCACCTCGACCACGCTTATAATATCTACTAGACATTAATTCTTTTATATTTAACTTCTCTTCTCTTTTTCTTCTTTTAACTTTTTTTATTTCTTTTTGCTGTAACTTACTATACTCACATGGTTGTAACTCCTTTAAAATTTCTCCTATCTTCATTTCCACTTCTCCTCTTTAATATTTTTTTATAAAATAAAAAGAGCTGTTATTTCTAACAACCCTTAAACTCATTTGTTAATCTTCTTGGAACATCCCAAGGAAGTACACACCCTATATTCTTTTTTAAAACTATATCCCCATCTTCTTTAGTTTCATAAATTGATCTATTCTTTAATATAAAAGTTTTATCACTCATATACTGCTTACTTTCATATTTTGTTATTTTTCTAACTTCATTTTCATAAAACTTAAGATGTTTTCTATTTTTTAAGTGAATAGGTTTTAAATCTTTAAAATTTCTTCTTATGCATGTCTTAACAGCTTCTTTATTTAATTTTAATTGATCTGCTATTTCCTTTGCATTAAACCCATTGCAATATAGTTGCCCTACTAATTCTTTGTTCATCCCTATTCCTCCTTAAAAAATGATATAGTTTGCCCCAACCCATTAAAAGGGGTCATTTTTAATTTTTAATGTGAAATATATTCACAAATTTTATGTTATTTCCGATTTATTATACAAATATCTTAATATATTTATAAAAAAATAGCACCTTTATTTTTTTTAGTTTATTGACAAACTTTCTTAAATTTAGGCACTATTTTTATACTTATTTATCTTATTTATATATTTTTCTCTTTTTTTCTATATTATTTTATATCCCTGTACTTCTTTTTCTTATTGTTTCAGCTTTTAAAGCACTTATAACAACATGTCCACTTTCCATAATTATTACTGCTGCTGTTTTACATCCATTTGTCGCATCAACTAATAAATCCTTATCTTTAGCATTTTTAATAGCTCTTTTTGAAGGTGCAGCACTTGAACTTACAATTGCAACTATTTTATCAGCATTAACATTATTATCATATCCCAACCCTATTAATTTAGCCATTTTTATCTCTCCTTTATCTATTTCGTAATATTTTTGAATTGCGCACTAAAAAATACCGCACATTCATTTTGAATAGTACGGTATTTCCATTAATTATGCATTCGGAATATTTTAAGATTATTCTTAAATTAAAGATAATCATATTACCCTATAATACAAAATAGTCCAGCTAAGCAATTTTATTATAAAAATATATTAACTCCTATTTATTTAGATTTTTTAACTCATCAGCTTTAAAATCAAAAATATTACCACAATCTAAACATACTTTGGCTGATATTGACGACTTTTTTGAATTCATGAAAGCAGAAGAATCAGCTACAAATATAATTCCATAAGGATTAGTTAACTTACCCCCTTCAATTCTTTCACTATTACATTTTGGACATACCATAAACCTTCCTCCCCACATAATCAATTGCATCATATTATTATACAATTATGATTTGATTATAGCATATTTTGTAAATACCGTACTATTCAATTTTCAAAGTTCAAATTTTCTTACTTAGTTCGCAATGATTTCAAATTGTTACTAATAAGCTTGATACCCATTATAATAAAAATATCCTATTCCCTTTTCTAATGCTTGTCCTATAAGAATACACTCTAAAACAGTTGGACAACTTCCTTGTATTATTTCATTCATTCTATTTATTGTTAAAGGACATATTCTTTTAACTTTCTCACTTGACTTTTCATCTATTATTTTTACTATATCTTCACTTTTAATTTTCTTAGCTTCCATTAGGCTTTTTAACTTATTACAAGTAAAACTCTCTTTTTTATATAATCTTTTCATCATTTCTCACTTTACTTTGTTAGAGAAGATATTGACATCTTCCCTATGATCACTCACTTAACTTCATCTTATTTGTAATCTCTACTAAAATTTAAGTAATTAATCCAAAGTTCCTTTCTTTAATATTTAATCTTTCTTTTTTTCTTTTTATAGCATTTACTGTTCTATTCAATTCAATTGCTAATTCCTCATTAGTCTTATTTTTATTATTAAACAAGTACATTTCTTCTTGTAATGTCCATAGTCTTTTAAACTCCTTATCAGGAATTACTTTTAAAATTCTTATTTTTTCTATAATTGAAAACTCACTTTTATTTAATATTTTAGCTATTTGGTCACTTGAATATCCTTGTGAAAATAACTCTTTTAGTTTATTTTTCTCTTCCTTTGACCAAGCTACTTTATTATCTCTTTGAATTGGCCTATATGGACAATTAAGTTTATATAGTCTCTTTTTTATAGCTGGTTCAGTTCTATTAAACTCTTTTGCCAAATCAGACCATGTGTATCTATAACTTTTAACTTTAGATATTAATAAATTATCTTCTTCCTTAGTCCAGATCCTATTGTTATTTATAATTTTTAAGTTTTTCTTATCTAAAATACGCTTTTCTTTAACCCATTTAGGTTCTTTCCCTAAAGCATTTTCTTCTAACTTATTAAATCTTACTACTTCTTTATTTTTCTCTGCCCAATCCCAAAATTCATCTATATTTATAACTTTATATGCATGATTTAATTTTTTCTTAGTTTTAATAGGGCACCCATGTTTACTATATCTTTCTAAAATATGAGTATATGAGTTATAACGTAGCGCTTTAAGCAACTGATTGAAGGTTATATATATTCCAGAATTATTATATTCCCCTAACTCAAGCTTTATTGCTTTAGCTTTTACTGCAGCTACTGTTCTATTAAGATTTTTAGCTATATTTGGTATACTTTTCATTCCCCAATTTTCTTCTAAATATTCAACTTCTTCTGCACTCCAAAATTTCGCCATATTAACACCTCAATTTAGTAGCTACATTACTGTAGCTACTGTTTATTTAATTTTTAAAATGGTCTATCGTAATCATCTACTGGAACGCCTTCAAAGCCATCTTCTTGACTTTGAACTTCCCAATTAGAGTTTTTATTATTTCCTATGAATTCAAACCCATCTAGTACTACATCAGTTGTATAAACTTTATTACCTGAATTATTATCATAGCTTCCTGTTCTTATACTTCCACTAATAGCAACTTGTCTACCTTTTAAAACATATTGAGCTATAGTCTCTGCAATCTTCCCAAATGCTACACAATTAATAAAATCTGCTTCACCTTTTTTATAAGGTCTATTTACTGCTAATGTGAATCTACATACTGCTGTACCAGTTCCAGGAGCATATCTTAATTCTGGACTTTTTGTTGTTCTCCCAATAAGAATTACTTTATTCATTTTCATCTACTCCATTCATTTCTTTTATTATTAAATTACTTGCTTTCTTCATTGATTCACTTATACTGAATCCCTTTGAATAATAAATAACTGTTAAATAACAAAACTTTTTTTCTATTGCTTTCATAAACTAGCCCCTCAATCTATAATTATTTTCTTGTCCTTTAATTTCAACAGTAAAATCTTTTGACATATTATAAATCCTACTTGAAGTACCTTCGTCAAAATTTAATATTTCAGCAACCGAATACTCGGTAGAAACTATCATAGGCAATTTATTAATATCTCTATAATTTACAATTTCAAAAATCGGATTTATATCAGCTTTAGTAATATTTCCTTTAAATAAATCATCTATAAGTAATATCTCTGCCTTTTTGTATTTATTAATGAGTTCTTGATAGTATTCTTTATTCTCAGAAACACTTTGTTTCAACTTGGTAATAGCATCTCTGTAAGGCATATATACAACCTTCTTGCCATCCTTTTTAATAAAGTTATTTGCTAATGCTATACATAAATGTGTTTTTCCTGCTCCTGGTTGCCCACAAAGTAATATTGAATTTTGGTCAGCTTTTTCAATTTCTTTAAATCTTAAATAGTAGCTTGTTACAACATTTTTCATATGCTTTGTAGTACTATTCCAAGGTTCATAACTTTTAAATGTTTTATCTAAATCACCAGTCTTAAGTCCTGATGCTTCCCACTGCTCTTTAACTCTTATAAGTTCATAACACTTGCATCTTTCTATTACCCTTTCTGTATTATCAAGTATCCATGTAGTATCTTTACATTTATCGCAACTATATGAGTTCTTCTGCTCTTTTTCTGTCTTCGTCACTAAGCTCCCCATACTCGCTTTCTGTTTTGACATTGAAGCTTTTCTCACTCTTTCCAGTACCCCATCTATTATTTGATTTCCCGTTACTATATTGTCCATTTATAGCTCCTCCCTTATTTAAATAATTTCCCTCTAATACCTTAGTGAAATTATTAGGTTTTATAAACCAATCAAATGTAATAATCCATGCTCTATCATTTTGACCCTTTAGAAAATCTGAATTATTTATACTTTCTATTGATTCAATTACTTTTTCTATTCCAAATTCATTAATTCTAGCTTTTAACATTTTATATCTATTAGTATTAGCTTTAATTGCTACTAGCTTAGATAAATTTAATTTATTCCAAGCTTCAATTACTAGTAGTAATTTATTACTACTTAATATATCTTTAGATATATTATGATCTGTATTATTAATACTTGTATTATTATCTTCCCAGTTTTCCGAAGGGGTTAATCGATTTTCCGAATGGGGTTGTCGATTTTCCGAATAGGTTATTTCCCCATGTTTTTTTTTGTTTTTTATAATACGCTTCAATATCTCTTTGCTATTTTCTTTATATATATATTCGATATCTATATAACCCTTTTTCTCTAATGATTTTATTATTTCTGAACAACGATTTTTTGAAAGATTAAAAAAAGTTGCAAAATGCTCATTACTAGCAAAACACCCATTAGAATTATCTAAACTCTCTATTTCAGTCAAAAACACTTTTTCTGTTAATGTTAAATTTTTAGATAACCAAATTTCTTTCGGAATCCAAACTCCTTTAAATGCTCTTTCCATAATTACTACCTTTCTGATATAATATAAAATATATTTTTTTCTTGGACTTACATTTTTAATAGCTTGTTAAGGTAAGTCCTTTTTTAATGCCCATAAGTTTTTAAAATATACATGATAAAAAACTATCACGTTCTCTAACTCTTCAAAAAATAAATAATCTTTTGGATCACAATTATTATTTATCAAAAACTTTTTCTCTTTTCTTGTTAAATTCCTTAATTCACACATTTAACATTCACTCTCATCAACTTTCTCTGCTCCAAACAAACTACCTTGTCCAACTCTTGGCTAATAGCAACAGTTCTTTCATCGGTCAGTCCATACTCATCAATAGCTTCATGAAGTTTTTCTCTTAATTCTTTCATACTTATCTCCTAATTCTCTTGATTAGCTTGTCTACTCCATCTAAAATAGATGCAATTATCATCATTAACCAAATAATTATTATTAACACTAGGGGTATTACAAAGGTGCATATACCCCATATATTTAAACCTTCCATAGATTCACTCCTTTAAACTTGGATTATGTTTTCTTATTATCACCCCTTCATCACATTTAAAAAATTCTACTGAATCTCCCTTTTTAAGGTTTAATATTTCTTTAACTTCCTTTGGTATAGGTACTCTCTTATAATCATCTAACTTTCTAACCAATCCTAAACTTTCCATATATTTTTCTCCTTTTTTTGATAATATTTTTATGGTAAAATATTCTTGAAAGGGGGTGTTGTTTGTGACTCTATATCCTGTTTCTTCAAGCAGAATGAGTAAAGTTGGATGGGAAAATGACACAATGTTCGTACAATTTAAAAACGGACAAGTATATGCTTATGAAAATGTGTCTAAAGTTGAATACGAAAATTTCTTAAACTCTCCATCTTTAGGTTCTGCTTTATCTAGACTTGATAAGATTCATACTTATCATAGAGTTTAATTACTCAAAGAGTGGTGACTGCGCATAGTTAGTCATTGCTCTTTACTGGCATTCCTATCTCTGTTCTAATAAGTTTTATTTGATTATCAGATATAATAATTGAACAATGGGGATCATAATTCTTTATTAAATACTCACTTACAGGTTTATATATTTCCTCTAAATCATTTAAGGTTTCTTCTACAAATTTATCTGATACTTCTTGAGCAGTTCTTTCTAATTGGTTAATAGCAACAACTAAAGCCCCTATTACCGATGGTATAAATGCTTCTTCTTCGGCATCTTCGCAGACATATTCTCTATACTTAATTACCATCGCCTTTAATATTTCTGCCGATTTTTCTTTTACCTCACCCTCTAAAATAGCTCCGCATATCGGACAATATTTATACTCTTCCTTTAAATTTTCATTTTCACAGCTTGGACATTTATTCATTTTTAATTCCTCCTAATAAATAACTAATATATAATTTTTATAAATTTCAATTTTCTTATTTCTATATTTCTTTGTTAATCTTATCTTTTGTTTAAACGTTTTATATGGTATTGATGTGCATACTATATTGCCTATCATTTAAACCACTTCTTTAAAATTCAATTTATTCATATTTTTTATTATGTTTACTTATTTTTAGTAGGCTATTAAGCCTATTTATCTTAATACTCATCAATTAATTCTTTTAAAGCTCTCATTACTGGTTCAGCACCAAATTTGCTAATTAAATAATCTACAAGCATTGAATAGTAATTTAATAAAGCTTCTTCTGACGGCTCATTATTAAGAACAACCTTCAATTCATTGTAATTAACTCTCCCCATAATACATCTCCTTTTAATTTCTATTTCTAATATATGAATTTCAATAGTAATTGTTACTCTAATTTGCTTCCGCTAATAATCTTTTAATTATATAAACTTGCCCTTTCCCTAAAACTCTTGTTATTTTATAAGTAAATACTCCTTTTGAGTTTTCTTTAGTTCCTTCTACCACTTCAAAATACTCTCTATCTATATATTCTTGTTTAGGGTCATACTTAGAATTTTTCTTAATTAATCCCCATTCTCTAAGCTTGTCCCAAAGTTTATTACGCCCAATCTTTATTCCTTGCTTTGAAGCAATTTGAGCTACTTCTTCAACCTTTAAACTGTTTTTACTTACTGCAATTTGATTTATAAATCTATTCTTTTGAGTTAAATCTTGTGATAAATACTTTATCTCTTTATCCTTAGCTTTTAAAAGCTCGTCCTTCTTCTCTATAGTCTTTTGGGATATAATCAATGCCTTTGCCATTATTTCCGCCTCTGACATTTCTTCACTTATTGGTATATATCCTCCTGTTTTTCTTATCTGTGGTAAGACTTCTGATGTAACCCATCTTCTAATTTTTTTAGCTCCTGGTAACTTACTTCTAAGAACTAGGGAATATAGACCACTTTCATTTATCACTATCATTTCTTGACTTCCACCAAGGGTATCGCATTTCGCTACCCCCTTATCTTCAATATCAACATGTTTCTTTAATGCATCTGATGTATTTGAATATCCTAAAACTTCTGCAACATCTTTACCAATTAACCACCCTTCTCCATTAATCTCTACTGCTCTTACCTCAAGTTCTAATTCTTTATTAATAAATAATTGAACTCCTTCTATTCTTTTATGTCTTATTTTTTCCAAATCTAATCACTCCTTCTCAAATTATAAATAAAAAAATATGTATATCTTAGTTCAATTTATTGAACTTTTTGTTCAAAAAAATAATATTGAATTCTTTCTAAATTTATATTTAAAAGCATAGACATTCTAGCTATCTCATCTTGAGTGAAAAATATTTTATTGTTTAACTTTAATGATAAAGTTCTCTCGGAAACCCCAAGTTCTTTAGCTAATCGTCCTTGAGTTCCATACTTTTCAACTATTCTTCCTCTCAATTTATCATAATTAAAAGTCATATACCCACCTCCAATCATCAAGTTCAATTTTTTGAACAATCTTATCTTAGCACCTATTTTCTCATACGTCAATATCTTTTGTTCAAAATTTTTAACTTTTTCGTTTTTTTTATTGAACTTTAATTCAAAAAGATGTATCATATTAACGAAAGGACTGATGATGATGAAAAATTATAATACATCAACTAGATTAAAAGAAATTATGAGTGAACGAAATTTAAGACAAGTTGACTTGTTAGAATTAGTTAAACCTTTTTGTCAAAAATATAATATTAAAATTAATAAATCAGATATAAGTCAATATATCTCTGGCAAAGTAAAGCCTGGTCAAGAAAAACTTTCTATGTTAGGTATGGCATTAGATGTAAATGAAACATGGTTAATGGGATATGATGTACCAAAAGAAAGACAATATGTATCTGAAGAAAATTTATCTAAAGAAGAAATAATATTAATTGCCAATTTTAATAAGCTTAATTTAAATGGAAAAACTAAATTGATAGAATATAGCAATGATTTAGTTGAAACTCCTAAGTATATAGAAGATAGTATAATATTACCACTGCATAAAAAAGAAAAAGAAATATGGGAAGAAGCAGGTAAAGAGCATCTAATGCCAATTGCTTGTCATGATGATAATCTTACTGATAAAGAAAAAGCTATAGTAAATGAAAAAATAAATGAAATTTTAAAGAATTTAGATAAACATTAGAATATATAAAATAAATACGGAGTACAAATGAGTAATTATGAGAATTTAATATCTCTTGCACATTCTAAAGGTATTAACATTATTGAAAGTGATTTAGGTATAGATAAACCTTTTGGAAAGTGCATAGGTAATTTAATTATTATAAATAATAGGGTTAATGAGTGTGAGAAGTTATGTGTATTGTATGAAGAATTAGGACACTTTAATCTTACTGTTGGTGATATAACTGACCAAAATGATTTAAATAATAGAAAACAAGAATCTATTGCTCGTAGATGGAGTTATGAAAAATTAATATCACCAGAAGATATAATTAATGCTATTATATCTGGAATAGATAACATCTATGATTTAGCTGAAATTTTAAATGTTACAGAAGATTTTCTAATAAAATCTATTGAACATTATAAAAAGAAATATGGAGTTTATTATGTTGGTGAAACACATTTACTAACATTTGAACCATTAAATATAATAAGTTTTTAAAGAGGTGATTAACTTGAAAATTGCTATATATTCCCGTAAATCTGTGCTTAGTGAAAAAGGAGACTCTATTGAGAATCAAATAGAATTATGTAAAAATTATTGTGAATCATATTTTCAAGGTGAAGATTTAGAATATATTGTTTATGAAGATGAAGGATTCAGTGGTAAGAATTTAAATAGACCTAAATTCAAAGAATTAATCAATGATATAAAATCAAACAAAATAAATTTACTAATATGTTATCGTCTTGATAGAATAAGTAGAAATGTTGCTGATTTCTCTACAACTTTAGAATTATTACAAAAATATAATGTTAATTTTGTAAGTATAAAAGAACAATTCGATACAACAACTCCTATGGGACGCGCTATGATTTATATTGCTAGTGTATTTGCTCAACTTGAACGTGAAACCATCGCTGAACGTGTTAAAGATAATATGCTACAACTAGCTAAAATGGGTAAATGGTCTGGTGGTTGTTTACCCTTAGGATTTAATAGCGAAAAAGTAAGTTATTTGAATTCTGAAATGAAAGAAAAATCTCTAGTTAAGTTAATACCTATTAACTCGGAATTAGAAACAATTAAATTTATTTATAATACTTATTTATCAAAAGGCTCCATATTAGCCACACTTACAGAGCTAAATACTTTAGGTTATAAAACTAAATTGAAATCAAATTTTGAATTATCTGGAGTTAAAAGAATATTAAAAAGTCCAATTTATGTTATATCAAATGAAGATACACATAATTATCTTAAATCTCTTGGATACGATGTATTTGGTACACCTAACGGTAACGGTTATCTAACCTATCAACAAAAATCTTCAAATAATTCAATAGTAGCTATTGCTGGGCATAAAGGCGTCATTTCTTCAGACGATTGGTTACGTGTTCAGAAAAGATTTGAAAGTAATAAACAAAAAGCAAAAAAATCATCCAATAGAAGTGGTACAGGTCAAAACACTTCCTTATTCTCTGGATTGTTGAAATGTAGTAAATGTGGCTCTAATATGGTTATAAAATATAACTCTAAAAATAAACAAGGATTTAATTATATTTACTACATTTGTTCTGGTAAACAAAAGACAAATATTGATATAAAGTGTGACTGCCCAAATCTAAGAACAGATTTAGTTGATGATATAATACTTGCTAAAATAAAAACTCATAATAAAGATATTATTATAAAAACATATGAAGACAAACTAAAAGAACTTCAGTTAAGTTCTAATAAACAACTAACTAATGATTTAAATAAAAATATAAACGAAAAAACTGATCAAATAAGAAGTTTGATACGTGAACTTTCTTTGGTTTCTAATGAATCTATAAAAGAAATGTTAAGAAATGAAATTGCTTCATTAAATTCAGAACTAATTCAAGTTAAAGAAAAACTTAATAATTCTAATAAAATTCAAAGTGATATAGAAAATCTTATTATTAATATAAAACAGACCCTTATAAACTTTAAAAACTTTTATAATTATTTTGATAAATGCAACGATATAAACGTTAGAAGAACTTTATTAAACAATATAATTGAAAATATAATTTACGATGTAGAAAGTAAAAGTTTTAATATTAACTTTATAAATTTAAATATGCAGTTAAGTAGTGTTAGGAAATCCT